GGTTAGATTGCCTGTTTCTTGGTCTCGTACAAATGCCGTGTTAATAGTAATACGTTCATCAAGGAACTCCAGAAACTTCTGGATACATTCCTCGTCAGTCATTTTCTTGATCTTCAATACGTGTCTCCTTGTAGGTTGGTTTATGTCTGTAAGAGTTCTTGTGGCCTTTGTAAGACCTACGCACTCGCCGTCTGTCGTTCTCAGGCAGCCTTCTGATCGCAACCATAGATTATCTCATAGCTGGGGTAGTGTCTCTTCATGGCTACTGCCACCGCATGTTCTCCTCTCGCACCGGGTGAGTTTTCCCACCCCGGCAACATATAAATAGCATCAGATTCGATGACTTTCTCTACATCCCAAAGGTAGACTTCACGGAAGTTGAAACCGTCTTTCTGGGCCAGCATAGGGTCACCAGATTTTCTCGAACGAGCCGACAGTGTTTCGCCTTCTTTGTTTGCTGGGTTATGCACCGTCCAACCCTCTGTCTCAAACTTATTCGCTACTTCATAGAACGCGGGGAAGTTGAACTCAGGGATACCGGACATAGGTCCCGCAATATAAATCTTTTTAGACATCGCCATTTTCCTCAATCTTTCCGTCTTCATACGGAACGACTTTCCTCCGATACAGTTCGAGTTTACACCCTTCTAACGCCCCAAGGATATCGTTGAAAGCTTGGTAATTCTGTCCGTTGCTTTTCCAATACTGGTGAGCAATAATTGTCAGTAAGTAATTTAGCTCACCGGAATTTAGAGGAAATGTGTAAGGATCGTCTATCTCCCAACGAAACCACCTATCGTCAGGTTTAATGTACGGCATTGTCACGTTCCTTGAGCAATAGTTCTAGCCGTGCGAGGGCGTTCCATGCGGCGTGGGCAGCATGAAGAAGTCCACTGTCAGGGTCCAGAACTTCGCCTTTTCCTTCGTAGGCAAGGTGTCGTACCATTGCATCAGAGTAGCGATTGTATCCGTCAGCGACGGACTCCCACCCCTTCCAAGCATACTTACTTGCTCCGAAAGCTGAGACGGCAGCAACTGCTTCAATTGCTCTAGGGAAATAAGAAACTGCTCCCCGAAAAATTGGAGCCTTTCCACCGTCATACTTAATGCCGCCGATTGCGATCTTGTCTTTCGAGTCATTTGTAAACTCTTTAGTTTTCATGTTGTGGTAATCCTCTATTGTTTGAGCCAGCTCGCTTGACATTACCCCATCAAGCATAGCTGTCTGAACGTCCCAGTGGTCTAGTTTAGACAAAGGGACGCCACAGAACAGGGACTCATTCATTGCCTAAGTCCAACCAGCTCTTGAACATCTTTGATGTTTTCATCGTTAATCCAATCATTTTCAAGGGCCACTAGAAGAACTTGTTCAATAGGGACTTGGAGAAACTCTACCAATTCCCAGCCCTCCAGTCGGTCCCTAATTGCGTCTTGTTCAAATTCTTCTAGCGTCACCTTTTATGCTACCTTTTTACGCTTGCCTGTCTGCCAACTACCGCATTTAGTGCATTGGAGGCGCTGCACTCGGAACATCTTCGTCCGGTAGTAGCCTCGGCTCTGCAAGCGGTTACTGCCACAAGCACCACATTCATGCTTCTCGTCACCGAGATGCGGATGGTTCTTGATGTAAGGCTTGATTTTCTGATACAACTTTTCCAATAGAACTACGTCTTGGATGTTGTACTTCTGCATTCGGCCACGAGCTTTCTCGTCGCCCGCAATTACCTTAGCCCACAGCTCGAAGCCTTCGTGCTTAACCTTCTCACCAACACGAAGAAGCGGACCAATGAAGGCTAGTCGGTTCATCAAGAACCCAAGCTTACGAATGTGCTTCACCACGTCGATGCTGGTCAGCGGGGGCGGCGGTGCCAGACCATCCAACAGGAACTCACCGTGGAGCTTAGGAAGATCAAACTTGTCACCATTGTAGGTAATGACTGCGTCAGCTTCGCTTAACAAAGCATGGGCTGCTCGCACCATTTCTGCCCTGCCGTGAGTCCAATCTGCATAGAAATGAACTTCTGGATCACCGATCCACTTAGCAGCAAAGCAAATCATACCACCGGGTTCGAGCACCTGCTCATATCCGATGTTCTCTTTGAACGTCCGCCAAACGTATGCTGTTGCTGGTCTAGTTTCGATGTCAAGCACTAAAAGTTTAGGCATCTTCGTCATAATATTCCTTCAAATTATCATAGTCGAGAAGACCCTCATGCTTTAACCAATCGACAATGTTCTCTGCTTGTGCTAGATCAGTCGAAGTATTGGCAAAAATATCGTATGCCAATTCTTTGTAGATGTCACTCGCCATAGAATGTATGTCCTCCTATTCTGACGTATCTTCGGAGACCAAGCCATCTTGGCATGTCTCTAGTTCGGAAGTGTGTAGCGCCACCAGTAGGGTCTGGACCCGTTGTAGTGACTCTAAAGTTGTGAGGAGGAGTGGCTTGGACGAATTGTCCCCGCTCCGCCACAACTGAGCACACAGACTTCCTGCTTTGTCTAGCTCTATTAAGGATAACGTGAGCAACTGCTTCCTGTCCACGCTTGCTTTCTCCTCTCGCTTCGGCCCAGACGACGCGTCTGATGCAATTGTCATCAGCCCCCGACGCCTTCGCTTGACTTGAGGCCAGCAAGGCTGACCCAAGGATTAGTTTCCATGTTGTTCTGATAACTCTCTTTGAACCACTTGAGCGGTATCATTCCATCTGCGAATGGAAATCCATACTTCTCACACCAGTCGGCGTAAGTAAGCTTGCTCCCTTTCCGCAACTTCGTCCTGCTATTCATAAAGATGAACCGGATGTCCAGTTCAGGATTATGTTTCTTCACTGCAATCATCTTAGCTCGGGCGCGACTGTCGAAATAGCCTTTCGCTTCTACGATGATACCGTTAGTCAGAACAAAGTCAGGGTAGTAGTTCCCTTTCACTAAATAAGGTAGTGAGTATGGCTCATATGCGACAGTAAAGCCATTCTCTTCTACGTTGTTGTACACTTCTTCTTCGTATTTGCTCCTAAATTTCACTAGAGAACTCCGTTACCTTCGGCTCTCGAACTACTCTTGTCAAGTACCGTGGTCCGGTGCTGTAGAAGTAGGTCCTGAGACCATCCCAACAATTAAACTTGTGCGGGCAATAGCTACAGCCAGTGTCCAGCTTCATGTTACCAGACTTGCCGTCAGGCACGTCATCGTAACAACGAGGAGGCATGTTAGGGTCCGCAACAACCTGTTTGATGTGGGTAATGCGATCCCGAACTCTGTATTTGGCCAACACTTCGGCAGGAACCCGAAGAAGAGTGAGCTTACCAAGGGTCTTGTCAACCGCAAGGAAGGCACCATCTGCTCCGGGAGTTACTGCTTCGACGTAGCCAGCAAGCTGTGCGACATACCCGAAGGGGTCGTTACCCGGCTCCAGTAGTGCCCCGGTGTCGAACTTCTGCCACGAGTTCGACGAGGCTGACTTAACGTCAACAACAACGCCGTCAATAACAGCGTCGATGTGACCCTTAATACCGTCAACTTCAACTTCTGCTTGCTCCTGTTCTACAGTGTGACCCGCCATCTTGGCATAGAGCAACATCATCTGCTCAATAAGATCACCGTATGCGAACTTGATTAAGGTTTGAGGGAGAAGCTTCTCCTTGTTTCCTTTGAAGTTCATGTCAAACCAGAGCTGCCGGTCAGGGCGTCCTATGTTTGACATGCGAAGATAAGGATCACCTTCGTACTTTTGGTGGAAGCGTTGATCCATCAGCTCTTTCAGGTTCTCACCGAACTGATCGAACAAGTTGAGATCAAACTTCTCATCTGTCCCGAACAGACCATAGATGTCTGCTACTAAGGTTGAAAGGTCTTTACCCATTTGGAAAACTCCTGTAATTCCTCATAAGTTGCATCATTTTTCATCACGTTAGCTTTACGTGAAATAACCCAAACATTTCCCGGAACATATCCAAGAGAGGGAACGATGCGATCAAGAGAAGGTGCATAACGTGTGCGAACTTTTAGAGGTTGTTTCAAAATTGGGCAAAATTCTGGTATCACCACATCGTCTAAAGTGATGGAGAAAATAGTCCCGTTTTTAGAGCAACGATTTCTAGCTGCATCAAACATTTTACGAGCAGTAAAATCGGTTGTCATTCGACGAGAATAATCTCTGCGTTTCTTACGTTCTCGTTCTAAGTTTTCCTGATACCACTCTTTTTGACGTAATGTACTAGCCACTAGCTTCTTTATCCTTGCTGATCTTGATAAACTCGATACTGCGGGGTATCCAGTAGTGAGACTTGGCAGTGAGGATGCGGTTCACACCTTTCACTGTCACTGGTTCTGGGTAGGTCTGCAAGGCTTCGCGGGCCTTGGTTTCGGCTTCTTCTTCCGAACCTGCAACAATCTGGAGCTTCACTTCCTTTGTTACAATTTGATCTACCTTAACAGATACGGAATATGTGGGCATCTTCACCTCTTAAAACAGGTGCGGGCCTTCCACCCGCCGGGGCGCTCTATAGCACACCTCTGCTGCTGCAATTCAGACGATTTAGTCGCGTCTTAACAGACGGCTTCACGCTGGGTCGATCAGGTGCTCACAACAACTATCATCCTGACCCTAGCCTCTATGATCGCGTCTAAGCGACTGCTCGGGCTACCTCTATCAACCAGCAGTACCTCTCATTCCTGCATCTCCTGTAACAATACAAGGTCTTTTCTTTAGACGATGGTTGATATCTCAATTAGAAAGGAACTTCGTCGTCAAGGTTGCCCCAATTATCGGGGTCTTCATAGTCCGCAGTGCTCTCTGCGGCCTCGTAAGGAACGTGTTCAAGAACCTTAACAGCAACAATAAAAGCCGAAGCCTTACCATTGCCGGGGTTCTTCCAGACGTTGAACTTCACTGCGATGTCAGACTCGTTACCGATCTTACCTCGCGTGGTCCAATCCCATTCCTTCTCATTCTCGTCAACAACCTTCGGAGCATCGTTGGCAGTGCCATCGCGCTTCTCGGTTGAGAGACGGAAAGTAATGAAGTCTTCACGTTCGTCGAGCTTGTTCTTCACCAGACCAAGCAGACCCTCCTTCTTGAGAGCCTTCTTTGTGTCGGCAGAAAGGTTGGCGACCTCAATAGACCATTCGTCACCCCAACCATCAGGCTGGCCGTCCTTCATAATCTTCTTAGTCTTGTTGTAATTGGCGACAGGCTTATCCAGCTTGGTCCAATATGCCTTACCTCGAATTTGCATTTAGTCTCCTTTTCAAAATAAAAACAGAAGGCGTTGATACTTTTTGGGGTCCATTCATTTAAGTGCACCTTCCCGGAGCACCCTTCTGTTATAGAGGAAAAGACCTAGTGTCCTCTGGCACCGCCTTCCGCTACGCAGTCGGCCTAGTGGTGCGCCCGGCTGGGTAAGTCCCGGCCCGTTATAAGCGTCTAGTGTCAATTGCTGTGGTGTCTGTTCGGAGTTTCACCGACTCGCCTTACAACGGCGCTCTTCTCGGGTGACACCACTAAGATATGGAGAGCTTACTGTTAGTTGAGTTCCTACAATGCTTGATTGTTATAGGCTCAATCTCCATACCTTATACCTAATTATAACACACTGACAGCAAAAGTCAAGAACTAAATGCAGTCGATGCGTTTATAATTTTCGTTGGCCTGATACGCCTTGATAGCGTCCATGCCTTTGTGTGTCAGCTCAGGAGTTCCGTTACTGTAGAACCCTTTCAGCCAGCCGAACTCCTTACAGAACTCGTACACTTGGTTGTAGGCTGCGCCTTTGGGCCCAGTCCACGAGCCTGTAAGGAAGCCGTATTCATGTTCGGTCATCATACTAGACCTCTTGATTTCAGAATGTCGTCCAGAAGTATTGGCCGAAAGTTCGTCTGTTCTACGCAAGCGCAGAAGTAACGAGGATCGTAGGACTCCTCATAGCCGACCCACGGTCCGCCCACGATAGGTTCTACTTGATTGGCGTGGGTGTGTCCATGAATGTTAAGCTGCCATCTGCTTAAAGAACCCGGATGGATGGGGATGTGAGACATGATAAAACCCTTCTTCACCACATACCCACGAACCTCAACATCAGTGTCAGCACAAACTTTATCAAATCGTCTTGGTTCGTGATTTCCCGGCACTAGAACTTTACGTCCTTTAAGTCTCAGCATTACATCCCTAAACTTACCCGGAGTGAACGCCACATCTCCGAGAATGTAAACGCGATCACCGTTATCAACCATTTCATTATACCAAAGAATCATATCTTCAGTCATCTGCTCGGCATCATCCCACGGACGCAACTTTACGCCGGGTTCACGCTCGAACTTACAGATGTTGCCGTGGTAGAAGTGGGGGTCACTGTAAACCCAAGTTCGTCCAGACATTATGTTTTACCTTTAAAAATATAGCGGAGGGCGAAAGGAAATTCTTTGAAATACGCCTTACCGCCTTCGATCCAGCCTATATAAAACATCGCAGGTATGATCCATAAAGGAGTGGTGAAAATTATTATTGCAGTTTGCCATCTAGGTCTCATGTCGACATCTCCAAACTAATGTGTTCTCGCCCATGTCAATCCTTCCTTTGCGGTCCCATCAAGAGGGACATTGAGGTTAAGTTCTTCACCAGCTTCTCGAATTGACTGAACGCTAAGTCGGGCGTGCTCCCGTGCATCCGCAGGTGCAACGTCGTATTGCCATTCGTCGTGAATGTCTCCAACTTTGAGACTGTCCAGTCCAGCACGTCGTATATGCTTCTCCAAAAAGATGGCTCCGAGTGCCATGACTCTGGCACCACCACCTTGAAGTTTGTAGTTGAGTGCTGCATGTGGAGATGGACAGATAACCCCTGAGCCATCCACAAGCCATATACGTCCGGCTTCTTGTTCACGTTGACAATCCTCAATCAATCCTTTAAGACCTAAGCGTTCAAGGAACAAGGTCCTAATTCGTGTACCCTCGGCAACAGGGACCTTCAAGGTTGCTGCAATCTTAGGTGGTCCAGCACCGTAACACACAGCGTAGATCAAGGTCTTTGCTTGCGGTCGTTCGATGCCTACGATGTCTGCGTTTACCTGATGCGGATCACCATTAACTACGCCTTCTGTGAAGTCAGCACGGTTAAGATAGTGAGCAAGCATCCTAAGCTCAAGCCCAGCGGCGTCTGTTCCCACGAGAACACGGTTTGGCCTTGCGGTCCAGAGATCACGAGCTTCGTAAGTGTAGTATCCGTCCTCTCCATAAAGGATTTCACCTGACTTCGCAACTCGAACAGCGGGAATGTTTGCTGTATTAGGTCGCTGGTGCCGGAAGCGGAGTGTATCCGCCACGAACAAGTTACCGTGGATACATCTGTCATCTTCGTTCCATTCATTCAACCAAGTGTTAATCATGTTAGCCCGTCCGTTGACGGACATCCACTTGGTAATCAGTGCAACTTCATTGATACCACTGCTTTCGGCAAAGGCAACAGCAGACTTCTCGGTTAGCTTTGGCTGCCCTGTCGGAGTTTTTTCATCAGCCACCCATCCGAGCGCAGTAAGTTTTTCAACTCTCTGCTTTGGGCTTCCAATATTGAAAGGGACGTTCTCATATGCTCGATAGCTTCTTCCGTCATCAAATAGTTCTGTTTCATAAGTTTGTCGGTCTCGTTTATAGAGAGCCGTAACTTGGCCAGACTTTGTGAAAACATTTCGTTCTCGTATGAAGACCCTCTCCGCAGGGAAAGCATGTCTAATTTGCTCCTGTAATTCCTCTTCACGATTGCGAAGTTGTTGGTAAAATGCTAAAGCTCGTTCACCGTCGAAGTAGAAACCGTTACGCTGTTGTCGAGCAAGGATTGCAGTGATGTTGTGTTGGATGTAGCACGACATCTCACTGAACCCAATCTTAGTCAAGACCTTGGTGATCTTACGAAACAGTTGGGCCGTGACCTCTACGTCCTTGTGGCAGTAGGTAATCATCTCATCCGATAGATGAGTCCAGTCGTTGAACTCAAGCTTAGGATACCCAATCCTCTGGCCCCACGCTGCAAGAGAGTGTCCATCCTTTATAGACGGGCTGTAGAGCGTGGAAAGGACAAGTGTATCCACAATCTTGGAGACAACAAGCTGCGTACCGGCAAGCCGGTTAATGGTTGGAGCGTCGAACTTGAGGATATTATGGCCGACGTAAATGCTTCCAGCAGTCTCGTCAAAGAACTGCTTGACTTCCGCCTCGCCGATGCACTTACCTGTTTCCTTAGTTCGGATATTCTCCCAACACATGACCCAGATAACTTTCGCATCAAGGCCGTCCGTTTCAATGTCAACTGCGTAATAATCCTCTGGTCTGTTTTCCCAATCGAGGTACATATGGTTTCCTTAACTGTATGCTTCAAACTCTCCGCCTGCTATTGAGCCGCCTTCCTGAAACCTCTTAACAAGGTCAGGAGTCAGCTCAACAAGACGACCAGTTTCATTATCGTAGAAAATCCAGCAAGCCGGACCTGTTCGACCACTCAGACGACACTTCTCAACGTCCATCTGTGTGACGTTCCTACGCCAATCATCTACTTCCTTCTTGTCACGCGTCAAACGAATGACGTTGTTGCTGACCTGTTCAGGACCAGCAGAGCCACGGACCTGTCCTTGACGATTGATGTGAATGACTGCAACAACAGCAATCTGGAGGTTCATCGTCAAGCTCTTAAGCTTGGTGCTGATCTCGTCAAGCTGCTTACGTTCGTCTCCACTCTGGTCGGACACGATGATGCTGAGGTGGTCGAGAACAATGTAACGACAGCCGAGAGCAACCATGTGCCTGATCTTAGCGAGAATAGTGTCAATCTCATTCGATCCGAAGTGGTCATACACCACGACACGCTTGTTATCCAGCACTTCCTTGTAAGCCCGCGTCAAATCCTCAGGACTTTTTGGAGTGTCGGGAAGGTGATAGGGCTTGTTGTGGTGGATCGAGAGCATACCTAGCAGGGTTTCACGCTTAGGTTCTTCAAGGTGAAGAAAGCCCACACCGTAACCACGCTCCTTGAGGTCTTCGCTTTGCAGCAAAGCATACTCAATCTCTTTCATAAACGTAGTCTTGCCAATGCCAGTGTCAGCAGTGAACAAGGTAAGTTCTGAAAGACGGATGCCATAGAGCTTGTTGTTCAGACCAGCCCACGGATACGGAATGCACTCTGGTTCCTTGTAGTTGATGATCTCGTCCAGAAGCCCCTTGTCAGAGCCAAGACGCAGACCATCAGGCATGTAGGCCGGAGCACGGAACCACTCGTTGATGTAGTCCTTCTCCATACCCTTAACAAGATAATCGTTAGGGTCTTTAGCCTTTTCCAGCTTAAGAATGTGTGCCTTACCCGGTGCAAAGAGCTGAGCGATCTGGCCTGCTGCCTTCTGACCCGGCTCGTCGTTATCCATGCAGATAACAATCTTCTCGAAGCTGTCGAGATACTCGAAGTTATCTACACAATTACGTTTAGCTTCACTTGCTGATTTGACCGATACACAAGGATACTTACTTCCAGTAAGCTGGAACCCTGCGAGTGCGTCACACTCTCCTTCAACAATCGTAATAGCTTTTCCGCCAGCAGGGAACAATTGCTGACCGAAGAGCGTCCCTGCTGCAACGTCACCTTCCCAGAAGAAAGCTTTCTCACCCTTACGGCGAACCTTGTTTGCAACGTGTGCTCCGTTAGCATCGAAATAGGGATAGACATGGCCTACTTGGCTTTCCGGGTTAGTGTTTACAGTGACCTTGTATTTGTTGACCGCACCTGCACTGATGCCACGATCCTTGATTGCGATCTGGTCTTGAACAGGAACAGGGGTAAGGTCTCGGTCGGCGGCGTGTCGGATTTCGTGTTTGTCAGAAATGTTACCTTCTCCTTCGTGATAACCACAAACAAAGCAATGTTTGTTGTCTTCGTAAATTGCCAGCCCGTCGGAAGAACCGCACTTGGGGCAACCCTCGTGTCGAATGAACTTACTCAAAACGGAATAGCCTCAATAGCATGTATGTCATGTGCGGTCATAGGGTTATGAAGCCCGTTAAGAGTGGTGCAACTGATAGCCTGAAACAGCTTTATGCGATCTTCCTTGTTCAACAGGTTAAGAGCTTTTGCTCCTTCTGTTGCTTTCAGATATGAAAGATAAAACTGAATATCCTCAGTCACGATATAGTTTTCTTCCCCTTTACGGAAGGCTCGAAACTCGGCATCATGTCCTTCATATTGCTTACCGCAGTCTTCCCAGCCGTCATTCAATAGAATGGAAACCCAATCGTGATAACCATTAACCAGAAAAACAGTGTCATTATCTGTGTCCGTAGGGTCGGGGTTGCAGATGTAACGACTGCCGGTTGGATGACTTTTCAGAACACAATCTTGAAACTGCATAATTCCGTTCCTCCTTATATACCTATATTACACAACTCTACGGCATTTGTCAAGCCTTAATGTAGTCTGTCCGTGTCCTGTATGCTTCACGGAAGGTGAGGGTGTACGGGGTGAAAATTCCACCCTTATATCCATCATGGTGTAACCACACGGTTATGCCCCGCGACTTAGCCTTCTTGCTTAGCCGCTGCACGGCTTCAACATGGGATCGAAGTTCCGTTATGAGGGCTTCGTCCGGGGTTGGATCAGGAAACAACCACTTAAATATACTCATGTAATTTCTCCAGACTCAAGGGCTTTTTCAAACTCCCACGTCTCCCACTCCTGAGTATCAGGTCGGATAGTAGCACTTGAATAGCCGCCCTTAGTTTCTTTCTTAGCGAAGGCTAACGCTTCACGAGGATCGTCAAACGCAGTTACATCCATGCCTTCATAGGTGGCAGCGATCCTCGCCGATGGCGTCCAGATTTCAACAACCCACCTGTTAGGGATAATCATAGTCATCTCCATCCCCGTAGTCACTGTGATCGAAGGTAGAACGATAGGTGTCAGGGTCGAGTATCTCGGCTGCCCCGTTGCCGAACTGCTCTTCGAGTTCAGGATCGTCGAGCGGGTCTTCCTTCACGAAACCATCACAGTAAGCTGCGTCCATCGCTACCTCAAGGCAGGTGGAACAACAATCAAACTCTTTGGTCTGAGGGATGTATTGGATTTCAGCTTCGCTTAAAGCCTTATCACAGATATGGCATCTCATTCTTGTCTCCTTGGTCCTATCTCTGGGGAGGGTTTTACCCCTGATCCTACAAAGATATTATACCACGCTTGACGGATTTGTCAAGCATTATTTTCGTCGCCCTTGTTTCCGGTTGATGACGGCAGCCAAAGCTGAAACCACTAGCACGAAGATGGCGGTCTTAAACCAGACCGTTACCAATCACACGATCTCCCACTGATACGAGTTGGGCTGACGCTGAGTGCTGCTGCTTTCAATCACAGTTGCAACTTCCGCAATAGCATCGGACAAACCATTGCTACGAACTTCAATGATGGTGCCCTTCTTCAAATAGGTATCCGACCATGCGCAACCGTTGACGTAGATGTTGGAGCCGTGAATGGAACCAACCAGAATGCGAAATGAGATACTGAACATTGATATTCTCCTGTTAGAATGGGATTTCATCATCAAGGTCTCCATACCTGTCGATGATTGCAACAAGCATGTATTCTCTGATGATGTTCTTGGATTGCAACCAAGCTAACTCTTGCTTGGCTTTTACTTCTTCGTCGCCAGTGAAGGTGAGGCCAGCAGTCCAGCTATCGTTAATCTCAAGCTGTCTGCGGAACTCTTCGTCCTTAACCCTCGATAGGATTAGTAATCGCTTGCTGGTATCTTTCTGCGGTTCGGTCTTCGAGGCCGCAAGCTGTGTGTTAAATTTTTCCGTCGATATAGTCGAGGACTCGTTGGACTTCATCACGGGTCATTTCTCCTTTCCACCGGTTTCCTCGGTGAGAAATGACCCGGACGTTTCCGGGGATATACCCAAACTCACTCTGTATGCGGTCGAGACTGGGGCTACTGTCGCAAGGACCACGCCTGCCGTCATTACGGGGGCTAAGAATAATCCCAGTAATAGGACAGCGATCAGGGATATCAGGAATATCATCAAGAGTAAGAGCAAACTCAATTCCTTTCGCCTTGGCCCTGCGCTCTGCTGAATGACGAAGCATGTATTTAGGGTTACGGCGTCGCCAGTCTCTCATCCTTTGATTTGCCTTCTCAGGGTTGCGTTTAGACCACCGTTCCCATCGTTCTGCTGTAGTATTAGACATATGTAAGTCTCTCCTTTGTACCTACATTATATCATAAACACTACACATTGTCAATGTAATTCTGTAAAACCTCTCGGTACTTTTCCGCAGAGCGGTTCTCAAGACCACAGGCAGTGTTCACCTCAAGGCAATAAGCCTTACCTTCCTTGTCGTTCCACACTACATCTACGCCTCCGAAGTCAAGACCCAGAGCAGCGATGCTGTTGACAGCACTGTCAAGAACATCGGCAGGAACTTCGGCGTGATCCACCTCAGCAAAGATGAAACCGCCAGCGAGGTTACGGACTTGCCAGTTCGGGTTCTCGACTTCACGCTTACGCGCCTTGCGTTGGATGAAGAAGGCACGACCACCGAATACGTGGACCCGATACTCGTCCTTCTTTTTGACGTATTGCGTATAGAGCGGGGCGGCAACCAACTCGTCCGGTTTGTTGGCGATGACGATACCGTCTCCAGAGTGTCCCCGGAGCTTCGTTCGACATACCACGGGGAAGTTGAGCTTCGCGGCTTCTTCCTTGGTTTCGACAAAGGGCGGGACTCGGACACCAGCCTCAGCGAACGCCTTGAAGGAGGCGAGCTTGCACTGTGCACGGGTTACGTCGCGGTTGAGGGTGGTGGCGGGGGCGAATTGAGGAACCACAGCAGCACCCCAATTAACAACAACATCACCAACACGAGGTCGATATTTGGAACCAACATGCTTAAGCACCTTTCCATCGAGAGCAAGGGCCAGCGCCTTAGCGCCAGCACTTCCTTGCTTATACGGGTAAACCTTAAAAGCCAACGTCATCTCCATCTTCACGAGGTTCGGGAGCAGGTGGTTGCGGTGCAATCGCCCACTGTGCGTCACGCAAACCGGCAGGAGCCTGACGGAAAGCATTCAGCATATCATTAATTTGCAAAGCTTGCGCTTCATTGCGGAGAAGCTGTGCACGAGCCGCATCAGGCCGCAAAACTGGTTCGATACGAAGACCACCACGTCCACCACGGGGCTTGGGAGGTGCCGCTGCGCGACCCAGCAAAACTCCCGGATCAATATCCGGCTCCGGTTCAACATCGTTGTTGAATGAAGCCCAGAAATCACGACCCCGAAGACGCACCTGATCGAACTCGGTGCCGATCTTGTAGCAGAGCATCTGAACAAGACGCAGACCTTCGTAGATCGAATTGTTAATGTCGCTCTCGTCGATACCCTTGGTCAGACGCAGGAAGTTTTCCTTCGAGAATACCTCCTTGATGAAACCGATGGGAGTCTTGATGCTGATTTCTTCAATCAACGTAACCGGGTTCTCCATCTTGTAACAAGCGTAATCGGTGAACTCGTTAAGAATATCCAGCCAAGCCAGAATGTCTTCACGATTGTCCAGACCACGCATACCACGAAACTCGACCGTGCCGAACTTATTGATGGCAGCGACATTGAAAGACGTGTAACGGTTCTGTTCGTTGTAGTTGAAACGGAAATTCTTGAAACAAGCATCCTGCATCCAACGAACCTGTTCTTCCGCATGGCGCGAGGACAAACAAAACAGATTGCCATTACGGTCTTCACCGCAATAACGATCCATCAAGTCTTCAAGAATGGTGAAGAGGATGAACATATTGACAAGCTGGTAAGCGTTCTTGTCACTCATGTTAAAGTGAACGTGAACGGAGGTTCGGTTGGACTGGACCAGCCTGGTCTTCTGCTTGTCGAAATAGTCAAAGATGCTATTCACACGTTCGACCGCCTGTTCGTACTTCACAGGGCCGTTGAAGACCCATTCACAAGGAGGATTACCCTTGTAGGCCCGCAGAGAGCCGTCGTTGTGGGGTGCCCAATCCTTGAGCAATTTCTCGTTCATGCCGTAGAACCCGACATTAACGCCCTCACATTCCAGCTCCACGCCGAACAAATCACCCTGCTTGGGGTGACGGCCCATCGGGGCTACACTGGACACAGAGGAGTTGAGGAAATCTTGTAACCTAGTCATAGTAACCTCTCATTCTTAAGCCAGCGGGATACGGCACTGTTCCATTTCTTCCCGAAGGAAGTGGAACTTCGGAGGAACTTTCAATGCACGGTCGCCCTTCAAAGCAATACCACATCGGATACCCTTGTGCAGAAGCAGCAAGGCTTCAAGATCGTGGTCCACATGGAAAGCGAACGAACGGCTCACCGCAATCGACGAATTGTCCTTATTGCCAAGCATCTCCCCAGCCGCAGTGAAATCAGGGAACACACCATTCACCATGTCCACAAACCCTTGAGACTTAATCATCTCGTTGAAGTTCATGTTGTCCGCCCGCTTACCACGAGCATCAACAAAGGTGACATTCCTTGCGTTCAAACCCTGCTGATTCTGGCGGACAGGGGTGCGAGATGCAAAGATAGCCTCTCCGTTGTGGTTGAAATAGCCCATACGAAACGGGGCCAGATCGAACTTACGCGAAGAAAGATACTTACGGGTCTCCTTCGCGCCATCGACGATCATCTTACCATAAGGCAATTCAACGAAGAAAACCCTAGCGATCTCCTCCTTATCCTCGACTTCGGGCATGTTGACACGGGTGATATAGACGGGCTTGCCGTTATACAGCACTACGGTTTTGTTGAGACGGAAATTGGCTTCTTCCTGCGTCTCGTACTTATCTCCTTTGAGCGACATGATAAACGCCTCCGATTAAAGTGCCTTGGCTTCCTGATAAATCTCGGACCCGCCCTTGAGGAAATTCTCGATAAAGTATGCGGCGCTGTCGCGATCCGAACTGTTGATCGCTTGGATAAGGTGCTGGTCGCCAATTAGGCCAACAGGACGGTTGCCACCGATCAAATCATTGACGGCGCGAACAGTCTGAGCGAATACGAACCGCATACGGTTCTCGTTCAGCAACCATGCGTTCGACAACACACGATACTCAACGCCATAAGGCTTCGGTCGGAATGCACCGGCAGCGCCATACATCTTGCGACGGGTAACGTCACGATCCCACAGCAAAGACGGCAGACCAAGGTAGCAGTCGAGCTGTTTGACCAACGTAGCGCAACGGATCATGTGTTCGTCGCTCATCGGATCATCGGTCTCGAAGCCGCCGATGTGGATGTGCCCAGAGGCAGTCCGCATGGTGGTCTTGTTGTCGGGACGCGGGTTCTCCTTCAACGTGTAAGCGTTGTAATCGGGAGTGCAACCTAGCTCCTTGGCTTCTTCGGGTTGTGTCCGGAAGTGGTTGCCGTTGAACTTGCACGAAGGGACCACGGCGAACTCGTAGCCGGGAACCATTTCACGCATCTGGTCCATGACCACGTTGATGTTGCGAACGAAGTCGTCAGCATTGTCCACCGGATCAATGTTGAACTCCAGTGCCATTCCATCTACCTGAACAGCGCCACCCTCAACCTTGAAAGGGGTATCCTTGGTGCCGGGGATCAGGCCGTGCGCTGACCGGAACTTGCCGTCCTGAGTTACGAACAGTTCAGGATCAGCACCGATTGTGATCTTCATCGTCATATTCTACTCCTTAGTGAACCGAAACTTTGGTCTGTGTCTCACTTGGTTCATGTGTGCCGTCGAGACACTTAGCACACACGGGTTTGCCCGGAGCAAGCCAAGCATACCGATCTTTATCGCCGATGAACTCGGCCTCACACCATCCGCAACCGCCAGCAAGCTGGTTCTCCAGTTCGGTTTTGGATAGCAATACACCCTGATAGCCTTTGAACTTCTTGGCCGTCAGGATATTACGCACATTGCTTGACGCTCCGCTGGATGAAGTAGCGTTCGCTGAGGGTTGCTTCCCTCCACTGCTTCCGCTGCTCGTCCCAGATTGCGAACTCGAACTGCCCGCGCCCCCCGCTGTCAGCGCCGCTGTGCTCGTTGCTGTGCTTTGAGCCGTTTGCGTTCCTTGCGTGTGAGTGGTTTGGTTCGTGTTGCTCCCTTGCCCACGACTCCCAGAAGTCCACCGTCCGTTCTCCCAGGCTTCGCCCTGAAAAAAAGCGGGGGTCTTACCGACAAGCCCTCCTTTGCGGGTATGGGTCAGCTCCTCGTCAAGCTTCTCCGGGGCAGGGAAGGCATAAAGAGTATCCTCTGCGAACGAGAACACCTTGTCGTCCTGCAACTTGATGTCGAACCGCGAACACGCAACGCGGATCATCCACATTTCCGACGCCCAGATGAGAGTCTTCTTGCCTTCCTCGAAGGCGTAGAACAGAGGACGTTCCTTGTTACGAATGAACCGCAATTCTTCGGCAATGTGGTCGTAGTAGGTCAGTGCCCACGCACCTTCGACCAAGGGGATCGTCTCTTCCAACGATGTGTTGGCGATGTGGTTGTACAATGCCTCGCTGTCAGTGCCGAACTCGACATGATCCATCAAGGCGTGTTTGTTCTTGAGGGTGCCGTTGTGAGCACCAACAAGAATGCACGAACCATCGTCGTCCAGTATCTCGAACGGGTGGGCATTCGTCTTGATATTCTTGCCCATCGTTCCGGCACGATTGTGACCAATCCAACAGAAGTCATTCAGCTTGAGGTGCTGATCCAGCTTCGGTCCTTCCACGAACTCGTAGCCCGGCACCGTGGACTTGAGGATGTGAGTGTCGGCGTTGTGCCGGATAGCCGCCACGCCGGTACTGTCACGCCCTCGCCAAGTGTCGAGATACAGCAAAGCAGCAAGGGCGTCCTTGTGCTTCGCCATCATGTTGGACGAATAAATGCCTACAAGACCACACATATTCAATTCTCCTTAACAGGCTGGAAGGATGTAACTATCGACGAGATCAAGAAAATAGTTCCGGCACTCGCCATGCTGAAACTCAGGATGAGGCTGAAAACACAGAGACAAGCTGTCAGGATACCAGACAACCTCAATGTCGTCGTCCTCAGCTTCGTCACGGCTGATAACTTCGCTCATGCTGACCTTCTTGGTGGACAGTTCAGCAACAGCGATAATCTCCGCGTTATCCGTAGGACGCATCTGCTGATGGTGAGTGCTGGTCATGTTGTGCTTGACCTCACCTGTCCCCATGTGGATGATGCTGTGACCGCCACGACACGCATGGTTGTTCACATCCTGCCACAGCTTGCCGCCGTTCATCACGTTGAGGAATTGCGAACCACGACAGATGCCGATCATAGGCTTCTTAGCAACTAAAGCATCGGCATAGATGCCTGCTTCAACAGCATCACGCTTCGGGTTGAAGTAGGTTTCGGGGATAGGTTCCTCGCCGTACATGGCAGGGTCCACGTCCTCGCCGCCAGTGAAGCAGATGATGTCTGCATCCTCGACGTTCTTAGCGCCCTTCATGCCAGCGTCGTAGAACATCTTGAGATACTGGAAGCCGCCTCCGACGACCAACACACGAAGATCGTAAATCTCCCGCATGGTGGCCTCGCCTTCGAGACGCTTCTGTTCGGCTGGTGTCATCATATTTACGCTCCTTGGTTAAAGATCGAGTTCGAGATAAACAGTGTTGCTATCAGGCATGGCAGGTGCAGCTTGTGCCATCTCGAAAGTATCTTCGAGTTCGCGCTGCCACTTGAGGACGCGCTCAACCAACTCGGTGGCATCAGCACCGTTACCCTCAATAAAGCCGCCCCAGCCATCAGACTTCTTGAATGGCTTACAGAAGCCGCGAACCTTGCCCGAAACTGCGGGAACCTTCTTGCCAGCGTTCTTGGACTTGCCGTGATTGAACAGCGACGATGTATCCTTTGCACCGGGGTTGCTCTCACCACGCAACAGGTTGAAAATGTCGGGGTCAGCACTTTCGCGGTAGTTGAAGACGCGGACGTGACTGCATACCTCAGACGCACCAAACGTGCTGCCCTTCACAGACGATATGTGAGTGCAGATAAGGACAGCGAGCATGGGGTTGACACCGCCGTCATACAGCGTCTTCCACGTATCAAGGGCGCGGCTGCCTTCCGTCGAATAGCGAAGAACCTTGCACATCCACATAGCTTCCGCAAGAGATGCACCGTTCGGGCCACACAGGATGATAGCACCGTCGTTGGTCAGGCTGTCAGTGTCGTCAGCGTTCAGCACGTACTTGGCGAAGGGAGACTCGCGGGCCATCCACAGAATGATTGCATCCATCGCCGCAGCACTGGCTGCTGACTTCGCTTTCTTGTGGCACGTCAGAACCATGAAGTCCTTGGCACCTTCGGGATATGACTGGAACGTGAAGTCAAACATCGAACCAATCTTACAGGCCTTACGGAAAGCATACGTGACCCACGCATGACAGGCTGTGTGAGCGTAAGTGACTTCGCTGCCGTCAAGATACAGAACAGCACCGTCACACACGCCGCCAGTCCAATTCTTCGTCTTTTCATGCAGCTTCTTCTTAGCTGCCTTCAAAACTGTGTCAGAAACGTCCACCATTTATGCCTCGCTTTTCTTGGGTGTAATCCAACCAGTCACCAGTGGGCACTAGCTTGACCGGGTTGACATCACGGTTAAACTCATAGATGAAGCCGTCACCAAACGGCACACGAATGTAAAGGCTGTTGGCCGGGTCAGAGGGCATGTAGCCTTCGTAACGATCTACCGCTGCCCAATCATCAACTTCGATCTTCTTACAGACAACATCGCCTGTGCCGCCCAGCTTGATGCCGGGAAACCAGCCAAGATCGTAAAGCTGGCCCTTCACCATCACGGTGTCCGCATTGCCGGGGCGTAGCGTTCCGTAAACGTAAAGAATGTTACTCATCCTTAGCCTCCAAAGGACACGGGGCGTATTTGAACACAGCCTTGTTGAACGGATAAGGATAGGGAACACGAATGAACTCGTGCTGTCCGTTCTTTCCTCCGCAAATGGGGCATTCGTCCCCTGTCTGTCGAAGGGTGCGAAGAGCGGTGACTGTCATAGTCAACTCCTTTATGAAATTGTTGGGGTGGATCGTCTCTCACGAGAACCCATCATCATGCCCTTTACGATGCTGGGGATCAACACCCTGTTTACCAAGCAATCCTGTCTCCCAGCCTGATGACAGGCGCTCGGTAACTGGTTACTTAGTCCCTTGGTGCGGAATTGAACCGCATAGTCCTCATTACTCTATCGGCAATCATCCGTTTATAGACTGACGATCCATTGCCTATCCTCGACACTGAGCACGTTGGTACGTGCAACTGGGCGAAGAGGGTATGAGTTTGTCCTCATCATTGACCACCGCGTTGGAGGCGGTTTTGAGACGGTCTTTTTCAGGTTTGCGTTATTGGCTCGCTACTTCCAATGGGCTTACCGGGACTATGAGTGAGTAGTAGGCCACTACCCAAGGGTAAGAGCTTCGCAACGAAGCGTTGCTCAATACTTGACCAAAGGTCAGAAGGACACACAGAAACACAGGAGATCGAAACCCTGTTTTAGAACTAATATCTAAGAGGGTCTGGGCCGTGCCGGAGTCGGTGTTTACGGAAAACCCAAAAGCTTAACACATGCTCGTTCGTCACCGCGTTACTGGTGATTAGAGATCATTGCGCCTTACGAGCGCTCCCTCTCTTACATGCTTCCGCTAATGAATTGATGCACTTGCAAGTGGACGCTAATTTTGACGCGCCTACACCCCGCTACTAGCCGACTGTAATCCAGCCCTGCCGAAACTGTGTGCCCATCTGATCTTTGGGCGAGTGAGCAGTTTACCCACATGCTCAGGTGATAACAACAACGGTGGAAGGCCGTTGTTACCTCTGCTTGGTCAAGATTGACAGGATGCGACGAGGCCATACAGCGGTGCTGCCGCCCACATGGAAAGAACCATTTTCATTCACCTTAGACACCGTGTAAGTGCCGGGAGGAACGATGCAATCGTCCTCATCGTCGAGCGTAACTTGGTCGCCAACCATAACATCGCCGATCATGCTGCCTCCAACTGTTTGAGTGCTGCGCGATACTTGACACGCATTTCCTCGCGCCAAACACCACGAATGTCCTCGACATAGGCACCACGCCAGATGCGAGGAACGTGAGAGCCGATAACAGCCGTAGCCTCACGCTTTTTCTCACACCACGAACAAGGGCACTGTCGCCAGCCACCCCTGCGTCTTGCATGATGAGAGACACCTACGGACAACAATGCTGCTGTCCGCAAGTCTTGGGCACGATCATCTATCGCTGCCCGCAGGGTCGCAACGCTCACTTGACGAGGTTGTAGAGGTCGCCGAAGTCGGCGTTCTCGTCTGCCTTGTTGATCGCCTTGGTCAGCTTTTCGATCTGCTCGCCGAGCTTCTTGTTCTGCTCGACCTGCTCCTTGCTGAACAGCGGCTCACCGATGCCCTTGCCTTCGAGGTCGTAACCATGATAGGCAGGCTTGATGCGACGACGCTCGTTTTCAAGCGAGGCCAGCTTGTCCAGACCGCCGATTATGGCGTTGGCCTGCTTGGTCGCTTCAATGGCCGCGAAATGCTCGACAACCTGATTGCGGGTCCGCTCGGACAGATTGCCGAGGGTATCGGCGACAGCTTCACGGATGGTGGGACGTGCTTCGGGCATTGTATTCTCCTCTTGACAATTGAAAATCGGCTGAAAACCGCGCTAAAAGGCTGTCAAGCCCTAAAACGCACAACTGGCTTAAAAAGCCACCCGCGCCGACGGACGGATATTGCGATTGTCGTGCTTGTGCCGCAGCGTTGCCGTGCAGACCAAATCACGAACAAGATGAACATCGGGGACGATACCCGCAGCAGCCATTGCCACGCTCATTCCGGTTGGGCGAAAGAACGAACGAGCCTTGAACTTTGCACCCTTGACGAACTTGCCATCGTGCGGGATTTGCACCGAATTGTGACCAATACCGGCGGGGGCTGAAAACTGTGCCATTGTCACTTCCTTTCCATGAAATATTACAGGCTACGGGCGATATGCAAGTATCTCGGCGGAAACCACTTCGACACCATACACATCGCTGTAAAACGATGACAGGTCCGTAAGATTGGACGTGGCCTGCACTTGCACAGACGCGGTTGATCCGTCAATGCAAGTCAATTGGATGGTCAACATAATCTATCTCCTTGATAGCCGACCACCAAGAGGCGGTCTTAAATTGAGCCTTTTATTCACAGTCCACCCGTGGGCGGATTTTGCTCAGGTGAAGCCCCGCAAGGGGCGGGCGGGGAAGCCTTAGCCGACAGCCGCGAGAGGCGCAGGGCCAAACGCTTCATCTTCACCAGCATCGTCCTGGGGCGCTTCGTCGTCCTTTTTGTCGGTATCGTTCGCCGGTTCGACACGAGTGAACTTCAATCCAGCCAGCACATCACAGGCCGCCTTGATCGACGCCACATCTTCCGGCTTGACCTTGCCTTCGTCGGCCTTCGCGGCTTCCCGCTTGGCCATATTCTGGATCATCTTGATAAACTTGTCGAAATCGAGCAAGCCCGGCTCAGCGTTATTTTCGGCGATCTTGTAAAACGGATTTTCGTCCGCTTTGTCCAGATTGAAGGCGGTATAGCCCTTGTCACCCTTCTTGAGCATACCGACAGCATCATTCTGGAACACAACCCGGATCGGCGAATATTTCGTGAACCATTGGATTAGCGTTGTCCGGCGCATCGAAGCGGGCATTGCCTTGACCAACGCAAGGGCACGGGTACAATCACCCGATTTAGTGGCGTGCTTCAAAATTAGCATGGCGGTTGTGTGGATTAACACATTAAGCTTGTCGCCATTTGCGGTGATACGCACAAGGTTGGCGTCGATTTTCTTAAGTGACATTGTAGGTTGTCCTTTCACATAGGTTGTCCTCTAGCTTGGCTCATCCTTGCTAGATATAACGCTACGACAGACCAACCATTGCTCAAAACTTGAGTGTCAATTTGGGGCGGACTGGTTTCGGAGAAACAGAAACGGGCGAAGAATATGGTGTAGATTGGGGCGAGAATGTCTCACCTTTGACGGGTTTCGTCTTTTTCTTGAGAGCCGTCTGGCGACTTGTGGATTTCTTAGGCTTGCCTAGCATAATGTTAGGAATGTGCTGATAAGATGCTCTTGCCATAGCGGTTATCCTTTCTTAAATATGATGTTGGGGTGGTTCATTCGGGCATCACAAGTCATAGCGTTATATCTAGCAAGGCGGTTTACTAAGACTAACTGTATCAGTCTTTTGTGGTGACTTCTTACAGTTTATCTGTTCGTCCGCCTAACTAAATGTTAAACGAGTAAGACTTTCGCGCTTACTTGCGGCTAGGGCTTGACAGACAGGCAGCTTGTAAGACTGTTATCCTGTCCGCTTGTGGCGATGACTTGTGAACGGCGCATACCCGTTCCCGCCTAGCGTAACATGCTGGATGCAAGCAATAATCGTGCAACTTATATGGTTTACCGTCCTTTGCAAACACAATGCAACTCACGCAAACCGAAAGGTTCATAGGCGTTTGGTCGCAATGCCTTAGCTGCAAACTAGGCTCCATTGCACTAGGATTAAACCTAGATTATGGCTTAAAGGATAACGTCCAGACTAGCATAGGCTTGCGCCACTAAGCTAGAACGTGTCGTCCTGCTGATATATATTGCCTTTTAGCGTCATGCTTAGGACGTGTCAAGCGTTAAATCACCAAGCCAACCCCGGGTCGCAAATGCAGCGAGTGCCGCGGCGTTGCCATTTATTAACGGCAATCAATGCTTCATTGCGTGCAGCTTTCACCGCTTGCTTTTCGGCGTCGATTGCAAAGGCTTGCGCTTGTGCAGCAAGCAATTCCAGTTTACGGGCCTTAGCAGCACGCTTGCGTTCATTTCTTGTGCTCATGTCACAAGCCTTTCTTGGTTGGCAATCAGACGGCCAGCTTTCGCTGTGTCTTCTTGCTATGTTTTCAAGCTATCTGAACCCCGAAAGATTGTCAAGCCCTAATTTTGTTATCGCCTAGGCCGGACGCTGGCACCTTAGCAGGGAAGCGCCTAGCGCCTTTGCTTATGCCTTGTCGCAATCAAGCCCGTTAGCGGACTCTTTCAGCGATATTTAGAGCTTAGACTGGCCTCAAAGGATTGTCAAGCCCCGATTGGCGCTAGGCTGGAAGCCCGTTGCCGTTCGGTGATTGGAATATGGGGGAGGATTGGGCGGATTGCAAGTGTTATTTTATTGCGTTGTTTGGCTAGACTTTGATAGATTGTTGCGTGGAATAGGGGCGCTGTGAAAGATTGTTGCTGAGGCGCAAGAATGTTGCGTAAAAGCGTAAGATTGTGATGTGCGACGCGGCGGTGACTTGTCGAATGTTTCAGGATTGGGGCTAACAAAGCAAGATTGTTGCGCTACGTGCGGGCGCGTTAGGCGTGTGTTCTCTCTCGCTATCAAGGGGCGACCTTATATTGCGACTCATTCTCAACAATAGCATGGTGTGTGTATGCTATTGCATATCATTATCATTTCATTCTCAGCAGAGCGAGGGGCCGAGGGGATTGTGCTATTGCGACGCATTTGCAATAATGCAGGGGTAGGGGTGGGGGGAGGGGTGGGACGGGATATACCCCCTTGCCTCAAAGGGTCTAGGTCTTGTGCAACATAAAAAATTTCAAGTCGGGGTTTTTAGTATAAAGCTTTTTAAGCCCCGTAGAGACGTGCCAGCAACTCTAGGCTACCCAAGTACCACCCACCCTCGTAAAACCTCTGTACGGTGCCTCTGAGGGGCTTCTAGGCTATAGTCTCGTCAAGAGACGGACCTTGACAAGCAGTGAGGCTCCCTAACGGTCGCCCATCCTCACCAGAACCTACCCCAAGACGGCCCATCCAGCCTAGAACTTTACCAAGGTTCTATTAGCTTATTCTATTCCTTATTCTATATTCATATTCTATATATATTCTATAGAATAGATAGGGTAGCATAAAAAATGAAAAATGTCAAGAGAAGATTTTTCCTGTTGTCCTTCATTTTTTTGTTGACAAGTGGTGGGATTTTTGGTATAATATGTGTATAAGGTATGGGGAGTTTCCAAATGACCGAACCAAAAAGCCTCCCCTTGCACACCAACAAGGTGGTGGCCAAGAAGCGCGAACAGCGTAAAACAATTTCTCAGAAGTCCCTCAAGGCAATCGAGTCCGGAGACATTCAGGCGGTGATCGACAGCTTGTCGGATCGTCAGCGGGTCTTTTGTGAGGAATACCTCAAGGACCTAAACGCTACTCAGGCAGCTCTGCGGGCAGGCTACTCGCAGAACAACGCCAAGCAAGTAGCTTATCAACTTATGGAAAATCAGGCGATCCGCATCGCTATCGACGGCCTAAGAGCGGAGCGTTCCAATCACACAGATGTCACCAAGGACTTCGTTCTGAGGGGCATCCAGAAAGCAATCAAGCTTGCCGAAGAGGCAGGCAACCTCAACGCACTGCTGCGAGGGCATGAGCTTCTGGCTCGTCACCTCGGTATGTTCATTGAACGGACTGAAATCAGCGGTCCTGACGGTGACGCCATCAAGATGGAACAGAAGATCAAAGAAGATGTCGCAGATTTCACCAGCGCAATTGCTCGCCTCGCTAGACGAGGAAGCTCGGAATAAAGAGCTATCAAAGCTGTCCGCGAAGGAGCTTGCTGCCTTAAAGTGGCACTGGCCCTTCTGGGCACGACCCAATCAACTTCCACCTGAGGGTGACTGGATTACGTGGCTGCTTCTTGCAGGTCGCGGATTTGGTAAGACCCGGTGCGGTGCTGAGTGGGTTCGCAAGATGGCTTTCGAGCATCCCGGCTGTCGCATCGCTCTAGTGGGTGAAACGGCGGCTGACTGCCGGAAAGTCATGGTCGATGGGGAGAGCGGCATCCTTGCTATCTCTCCTCCCGATTTCATGCCGACCTACTACCCGACCAACAGACAGCTTGTCTGGCCGAACGGGTCAATCGCAGAAACCTACAACGCTACTGAGCCTGACCAGCTTCGCGGCCCTCAGCATCACTTCGCGTGGTGTGATGAGATCGCCAAGTGGAAGTACATGCAGGCTACGTGGGATCAGGTCCAGATGGGCCTTCGCTTGGGTGAAAAGCCGCAGCAAGTTATCACGACGACTCCTCGTCCACTTGAACTCATCAAGAAAATCTTGAATGACAAAGACACGGTGGTAACGAAGGGTCGGACCTACGACAACGCAGGGAACCTCGCTGCTCCGTTCCTTAAGAAGATCACAGAAGAGTACGAAGGTACTCGCCTTGGTCGTCAGGAACTTGAAGCTGAAATCCTCGACGACATCCCCGGCGCTCTTTGGCAGCGCAGCGGGATCGACGCTAATCGAGTGACCGATGCTCCTCTCGACCTCGAACGAGTGATCGTGGCTGTTGACCCGGCTACGAGTAACGAAGAGGGAAGTGACGAGACAGGTATTGTTGTTGTCGGCCTTGGTCGTGACACAGATGGATACGCACGAGGTTACGTGCTCGAAGACGGCTCGCTGAAAGGTTCTCCCGAAGAGTGGGCACGTCGCGCTGTTAATCTGTACCGCAAGTGGGAAGCAGACAAGATTGTCGCTGAGAAAAATCAGGGCGGCGAAATGGTGGCTTCTGTTATCAAGGCGGTAGATCGCAGCATCACTCCTAAGCTAGTACACGCCAGCCGAGGGAAGTACATTCGAGCCGAGCCTATTTCTTCTCTGTACGAACAGAACCGCATCCATCACGTTGGTCGTCACGACAAGCTTGAAGATCAGATGTGTACGTTCAGTGTGGACAACATCAGAGGTAACGGTATGGGTTCTCCTGACCGAGTTGACGCCCTAGTGTGGGGTCTTACCGAACTGTTCGACAAACTAACCGGAAGGCGTCGTAGCGAAAAAAGCGAAAGAGACCTAATCACTAGAAAGGAGAGAGCGGCTTACGTTCCTCCCGTTCTTAATTCCCCTAACGGCTGGATGGCAGGATAAACATTGGCGAAGAAACCTAACCCCAAGTCAGACCAAAAGGTAACTGACACCGCAACGAAGGTAGATGTGCTTCGGTACGACTCTTCTCCTGTGGAAAAGGATTATGTTCCTGAGGGTTTTGATACCGTCGAGGACTTCCTACAGGATATGAGGGAAGAGTACCAACTCGACTATGACTTCGACCGTGACAACCGCGAGAATGCACTTGAAGACAAACGCTTTGCTGCTGGACAGCAGTGGGACCCAATCGTCCTAGAACAGCGTAAGGGTCTTCCGTGCCTCGTTATTAACTCTGTACCACAGTTCATCGCCCAACTTGTAGGTGATTGGCGTGAAAGCAAGCGAGGAGTTAAGATTCTTCCTACAGAGGAAGGCGATAAAGACCTCGCTGACATTCGAGCAGACCTTGTTCGCTCTGTTGAAACCCAAAGCCGGGCTGACAGGGTGTACGACAACGCTTTTGAGTCTGCTGTGTCCTGCGGCGATGGTGCATTCCGCATCGCTGTAGAGTACGCTAAGGACGATGTGTTCGATCAAGACATCTTCATTCGCCCTATTGACGACGCCTTGAGTGTTGTTTGGGACCGCCTGAGTGTTGATCCTACTGGGCGCGATGCTCGTCACTGTTTTGTGGACGATCTGATCCCTACAAAGGATTTTGAACGTAAATGGCCGGATGCAAAGCCTTCTGAGCTATCTAATCGTGAATATTCACAGATGGTTTCTGATCGCTGGATCGAGTCGGATGGTATTCGGGTAACTGAATACTGGCGATTGATCGACCGTGATCGCTTGCTTGTCCTTTTTGAAGACGGTTCAGTCCGCTTCGTGGATGAGAACCTTGATGAACTGGTCAGCAAGCACGGCAACCCCGTTAAATCGCGTGTTGCTCCTTGCACCTACGCTCAAATGCACTTGGTTACTGGTTATGACATCTTGTCAGGCCCGTATGAGTATCGTCTAAACCGCGTTCCGATTATTCGGATGAGTGGTCGAGTGGTCAACGTAGCTGGTCAGCGCATCCGTTACGGTATTGTCCGCTTTATGAAGGACTCAGTACGCCTGAGGAACTTCCATCGCAGTGTTGCGGCTGAGCAATTGGGCTACGCCCCTAAGGCACAGTGGATTGCAACAGAAAGTGCAGTGGAAGGGTACGAGGATGAGCTTCGCAAGGCTCACTTGTCTCGTGATCCTCTCATCAAGGTGTCTGATGACGCTATCATCGGCCAGAATATCCAACGTCTTGATCCTCCCAAGTGGCAGGCTGCTCTCCATCAGGAAGCAGAAGCTAACGTACAGGATATGAAGGACGTTACAGGTATCCACGATGCGTCGCTGGGTATCAGGTCGAATGAAACTTCTGGTCGCGCCATTAACGCTCGTCAGCGTGAAGGTGATATTGCGGCCATCACTTATTATGACAACGGCAATGCTGCTGTTCTTGAGGCTGGTGACGTTATGAACCAGCTTATCAGCCAGATTTATGACGGCACTCGTATTATCCGAGTAATCGGGGAGGACGAGAAGACTAAGTTCCTTAAGATCAATGATCCAAACGACCCAAGGTCTCCTGACCTATCCGTTGGTCGTTACGACGTTGCTCTTGCGACTGGTGCAAGCTACACGACCCGCCGGGTTGAAGCTGCTCAGGCGATGATGGACGCCGTTCAAGTTTGGCCACAGCTTCTTCAAGTGGCTGGCGATCTTGTTGCGAAGGCACAGGATTGGCCCGGTGCTGATGATCTTGCCGAACGTCTCAAGAAGACTATTCCGCAGCAGTTCCTTGATCCAGAAGATCGGGAAGGACCTGATCCTCAGGTTCAGCAGATGGAAATGGCTATGCAGGCTCTCATGCAAGAGAACCAGCAGCTTAAGGTGGATAAGGAAATTGACCTTAAGAAGCTAATCATCGACGTTTACAATGCTGAAACGCAGCGTATTCGTGCTCTGTCGGATAATCAGGTCGATGCTGAGCTTTCAGAACGAAACGACATTCAAGCAATTCTTGAGGGTGGTCTCAAACTGACAAAGGCTGACATCGAGATTGATGCACACGAACATGGCAAGCAAATGACTGAACGACAGCAACAGATGTCGGAACAACAGCAAATGCAAGCCGCACAAGCTCAGGCCGCTCCTCAGGGCGTAGCCTAAGAGTCGCCAGACGGCTCTAACAACTTCGAGCCGGGAGGGGTTACGCTCGCTCCTCTCCCGGATACTCGCAAAACAAAAGCAGCATTCGGTGAAGGACCGCAAAAATAGCTATGTCTATTGAACCTACCAACGATCAGAACTTTGTTGCCCCGGATACAGATGACCTCGATGCTTTCACTAGCTTGCTAGATGGTAAGGCACAGGTACTCAAGACGGAGGATGACGAGCCAAAGATCACAAACGTCGAAGTTGATACCGACGCTGATGACGAAGACAACACTGAGGCTATTGAAACCGCTGACGATGAGGCTCCTGACGAGGACGACGACTCCGAGGATAAGGTTGATGATAAACCGAAGAAGAAGGTCAATCGCTATCAGGAACGAATTAACGAACTAACTGCTAAAGCTAGGGAAGCAGAACGTGCTCTTGCGGCACTGCAAGCAGCCCAACAGCAGCAGCAGACCGAGGCTCCTAAGCCTGCCACTCCTGTCGTACAGGACGACGCTCCGAACCCGGATGCTAAGAACGAAGATGGTTCTGATAAGTATCCGCTCGGTGAGTTTGATCCTCAGTACATCCGCGATATGGCGCGTCATACCATAGACAAGGAATGGACAGCACGAAAAGAACAGGAAGCGCAGGAAACTGCTCAGCGTCAGGAAGCTGCTGCCCGCGAAGCCCTACAGGCTCAGTGGGTTGAAAAGCTTACCCCGATGACTGAACAGCACGAAGACTTCATTGATAAAACAATGGGTCTGGAAAGCGCATTTGATGGGCTTGACCCGGCTTACAGTGACTATTTGGTCACTACCATTAAGTCGTTGGATCATGGTCCTGAGGTGTTGTACTACTTTGCCAATAACTTGGAAGAAGCCAAGCAGTTTGTGCAGAGTGGGCCACTAGCAGCTACGCTTGCTCTTGGCGAGATCAATGCTATGTTCAAGGGAACTACTCGGAAAGCCGAACCCAAGGTATCCAAGGCTCCGCCACCCCCGCAGGTCAATAAAGGTTCTAAGACCCGCACGGCGATCAACCCGGATACCGATGATCTCGACGCCTTCTCTGACATGTTCTTTGTCAAAAAGGGGGGGTAATCTCTATCCAAAAAGGAAGTAATAAATTATGGCTGTTCAGGTAGATCAAGCCAAGCTGGTCCTCAATTCGTTTGCCGCTATTTTCCAGAACGCTCTGCGTTCGGCGGACCTCGTTACGTGGAACCAGTATTCTGGTGAAATGAATGACCGAGACGCATTTACTGTCTCGGAACAGGTTGGTCCTCGCTACACGGTTACTGAAACCGTCAATGGTGTTGCCGATCTGACGACTGGTGTTCAGGATACCGTCTTCGGTTCCGAACAGTTCACGGTTAACCGCACCTTCGGCACCTCGATGGGCTGGAGCGATTGGCAGGCTATTCGTGACATCGACACCGCTCGACAGAACGTCGCTCTTAAGAATGCAGCTATCCAGCTTGCTGAAAAGATCGACAAGCACGTTCTTGATGCCATCTCGACTGCATCGAACAACTGGGTTACGACCACACCTGCTGGTGGTATCTCGGACTTCGGTGACATGGCGGCTGGTTTCACCCGTCTGATGGAAGAAGGTGTGGACGAGTCGGACCTCCGCTCGATGCTCGCCTATCAGGACCGTGAAGCTCTGTCCAACACCATCGTTGCCTACCCGGCGACTGATAGCCTCTCGACCACGAACTTCCGCAAGGGCTTCGAGGGCGAGATTAACGGCATTCCGACTGCGTTCACCCAGCAGCTTCCCCTGCTTACCACGGGTACTCGCACGAACGGTGCCATTAACGGTGCTGCTCAGAACGTCAACTACAAGGCAGTCTCGACCTCGGCGGCTCCGGGCCAGTACATGTCCCAGACCATTGCGGTTGACGGCCTCGGTGCCAACGCTACCGTCAAGAAGGGCGAAGTGTTCACTGTTGCCAACGTGTTTGCTTACGATAACCGTGCTCAGCAGAGCCTCGGTCGTCTGTCGCAGCATGTGGTTGTGGCTGATGCAACTGCTGACGGTGCGGGTGCTATCGCTGCTCTCCGTGTCTTCCCGGCGTTCATCGTTCCGGGTTCGGGTACTGGTGGCGACATCAACGTCAACACTGCTCACGCCACGGTGACTGCGGCTCCGGCTGACAACGCTGTGATTACGTGGGTTGGTACGGCCTCGACTGCTTACAAGCCTCGCTTCATCATCCAGAAGCAGGCTGTTGTGGTCAACACCAAGGACCTGATTATGCCTGCGACCGGCGAGGCTTCTCGCAAGTCGCTCAGCAAGGTTCCGGTGTCGGTTCGTATGTGGCGCGACTCTTCGTTCGCTACTGGCGATCACCGTGTCCGCTTCGACGTTGCTCTCACGGCCAACATCCGTGATCGTCGTCGGATTGTTCGCATCAACCAGAGCTAATCTCTGTAAAATAGGTCCCTCCCCTCTGGCTTTACGAAGCTACGGGAGGGATTTCCTCTAAGGACAATCTACACACATGGCTTACGGCTCTCAGAAATATCTCTTCAAACGTGATAACTATGAGGTTCGTCGGAACACCACTGACGAGCAACTCGATGCTTTGTGGGCAGCGGTTGGTCTTGCTGGCGGTCCCGGCTCTG